TACCGAACGTGACAATCTTTGGCATGAAGCCTTGAAACTCTGCATCAGTTCCATGCTCACGCAACGGGGTGAAGACTGCGATGGACTCATCCCGTTGAGCTTCTTGAATTGAATCAGAGTGATAATGGCTGAAGCAGTAATAGTTTTTCATTCCGAAAACTGACCCAGAAAAATTGACCGCGATACTGAGTTTGTCGTCAAAGAAATCTGGTGACAAATAATCTAAGGTCGCACCTGACCCGATGACGTAAATTGTTTCGCCTTCATGCAGAAGGTTGTAGTCCTCTAATCCCATCCCAGTTCCCTTCGTCGTGTTAAATCCCAATGACCAGCATCCGGCAAACCTGACTGCCAACGCAACGCATGAAGAGCAGCATTGGATGCAAAGCTCTTACCGTTGCGTTCCCCTAACTCTGGTGCCGAGTTAATGGTTGAAGAATTGTCGTGGCAGATTCGAGCGTCAGAAGTCCAGAATTGTATGTTCACCCGCTTAGCGCGTTCCTCAAAATCGTTGTCCTCAAAATATGCTGGCACATAACATTCCGAAAACAACCCAACCTTGGCAACCACCTCAGACCCAATCCACGCACAACACCAACCAGGCTGAGCCTCAGTCAACGTCACCGAATCAGGTTTACAATCCTTGTAGAAAACTTCTAACTCTCCAGGTTCAAAGTACGCATCCGAGTTGAGGATTATCCAGCCGTCAGCGTGAGGGGTTGCTTTGATACCGAGGTTCCATGATGGCGCAACACCAAGGTTCGTTGGCATAGACCAGACGTGATAGTTCTTGACATGGCGACGGTCAATCACCCAAGGCCAGTCATGCAACGTGGACTGCCCACCGTTGTCAATGACGATGAGTGTCTCCACCGGATAGTCGATGGATTGTAGGCAACGGTCTAGGAGGTCATACCTGTTTAGGACGGGGACGATGATGACTGGCACCATGCAGTCAGCTCCTTCATGATTGGCTTCCAATGACTGTCAAATACGGCATCAGCCTCGTACTGGCTGGCAAAGTCCACAGCCTCCTTGCACACGCCTCTAGGAGCCTCGTAGGCCTCAATCAGAGCCTCTACGATGGACGGCACCTGTGGGGTGCAGAACCAAGACTTTTGATGGCTATCCCAGAACGGTTGAATTGCCACAGCTGACCCAACCCCAACCAACTCTGGCTGTGCCGTGTAATCAGAAACGATGACCCGTGTACCGCAGGCCTGAGCCTCGATGACAGGGATACCGAAACCCTCTCCCATACTGCAAGCCAGCAACACATCCGAAGCCGTGTACAACGCAGCCAAAGCCTGCTGAGGGAAACCAGTCCGATATGCGTATGGGTCAACAATCTTGTACTGCTCAGGCTTCACACCACACGCATCAAGCAGATGAACAAGATTGATACCACCCATCGCACCATCACGCTCCGTGTGCAGATACAACAAAGCATCAGGACGGTCTTGAGCGAAGATAGCGAACGCCAGAATGTTCTCACCAAAAGATTTGCGTGAAGGGTTCTGACCTTTGTTCGCAGCGTTCATCATCACAACAAACCTGTCCTCATCAACTTCCATGAGCTGTCTGCCCGTGAACTCACCACGAGTATTCAACAACTTTGGTGTAGGAACAAACACCTTCTCAAACGCATGAGGCGCATACAGCGCATCAACACCCGCGTTCTGCAACATGTCCAAACCAAACTTAGACATAGCAATCGGTTTCACATTCGGACGCTTACACCAAGCAACCACATCAGGTGGGCAAGGCGCATGGTCAATCGGAACCCATGAAGCAATGTTTGGTACCTGATCCAAAGACTGAGACTTCAACACCCACACATCAAACAACGTCATCAACAACGCAGGAATATCACGATTCCCATTAGCCCAATCCATCCAATGCGCAACCAGCACATCATCCGAATAAGGTGACATACCTCGTGGATAAAGTTTTATCCCATTCCAAATAGAGGCCATGCCCTCGATGCCATACATCGCATGGATTGCTACTTCGTGTTTTTGGGTGAGCCTTTGGACGACTTGCGATGTTTGGGTTCCGTAGCCTGTTGGCGCGAACGGGGCGTTCGAATACCAGAGGATTCGTAACGATTCGGAATCGGTAAATCTGCCAGCTCTGGCAAGTGCGCTGCTCCCCATCGGAGCAATATCTCTGCTTCCAGCTCTGGTAACTCGACCGGAGTGTTTTTGATTATTACGAGCATTGCCCACCATTCTCTCCTTCGCAGGTCGCAGGGTATAAAAAGAAATGAGGGTAGGTCGCCCTGCGTGTTCGACCTACCCTCAAACTTACACCGACATTGCTGTCAGTTGCACTACCTTCAACTTATGGTTGTAGGAGGTGCTTAATGTGGCTGACTTGTGGCAAATCTCCGTCGCAGCGAAATGACGCCCTGAAAGTGACTAGCCCTTGGTTGAATGCGTAATCGTCCGACCTGTCCAACCGCAATCCGCCGACTGTTCTCACGAAATAGGAAGGAAGGTGACCGAAAATCACACTCTTCGTACCAGTGGCAACGTCAACCATTGACGGATTCTCATAGATTGGTTTCCCAAGCAACATGTCACGTGCGTCTGCTGACAAACTTGGGGCGAAAATATAATTCCCCGCGGTGTCTTTCAGCTTTCGAACCTGACCGACTGACTTGCCGTTCATCATGAATCCGCAGCCAGGGAGCAGTCTCGCAGAACCGTCTAAAGAATAGACTAAATCTATTAAATTATCTGCGGTGAATGCTGTTGCGGTGCCTGCGGTACCACCAACGCTTGACGCGGTGACGATTCCGTTTGCGGTGTCCGTACCTGAACCAACAGTCAATGCTGAACCAACTGCGAATCCGAGTGCGTTACCAACCTGGTCACCCAAGAATGACAACATGTCAACGCCAGAGTCCTCAAGAAGTTCCGTTGAAACTTGGGTGAGGAAGCTAAATTTGAACGCTGAGAGGGTCACGAAGCTGCTAAATGCTGGATCGGATTCGCCGATTGCTGAACCTTCGCCAGTTACGGTACCAACTGAATAAGTTGACAACGATGGAATCTGAAGGTTTTCGCCGCCTGCGGTGTTCAGAACCGTTGAGGTCTGAAGTACCGGAGCGATCAAACGAGCCTTCATGATTACCTGGTCGTAGAACGACGTAGGTACTGGTGAACCTGTGCTTGTCTTCAAGATGTCACGCTTCTCAAATGAATGACTGCGCTTCTCACCTGTGAACAACGAACGCAAACTTGCTGCGTCATCGTTTACTGGTGCGCTTGCAACAGGACGAACCTGGTCTGCGATTTCACGGGTTGCTGAATCCATGCGGAGTTCGCGAGCTTCGTCTTCACGAAGTTTTGCGATGGTCTGTCCACGCTCGTCCAGTTCCTTCGAGATGCGCTCGTAGGTTTGGGTTTCTTCTGCTGAGAGGTCACGCTTTTCTGCGGTGGCCTGATCCAAGATTGACTTGGCTTCATTCCATGCACGATTGCGAATCTCAACCTGACGGTCAATATATTCTTTCATGATGTTTTCCTTCTCCCCGTAGGGATGATGTTGAGTGTTTGGATACGCAGGGATTTAACTTAAACCTGGTACGGCTCCGTACACAGCAACATCGAAGGCGGCTCCGCTCATTCGACGCAGTACTAAAAGAGTACTAGAAGTTCTTTAACAATTCAAGATGCTTCGCCAACACACCAACGCTCGCAGGCGCGGACTCTGGTGTTGGTTCAAGTTTGGCAACCGTTTCACGCAACAACGCTGCATGATTCGGGTCAAGTGTTTGACCTGCTTCTAACGCTGTGATTGCAACAGCGAGCTGATCGGCATCAATGCCTGTGCGGATTGATAACGCATCAAACGAACGAACCTGTGCAGATGTTGCTGCATACGCTGGGAACCCTGTCACCACAGAAACCTCATACAAACGAATCTGCTTCAACTCACGACGGGAACCATCATCAGAGAAACGGTCACCACCTTGAGGAACTGTGAACCCGAACGACATGGAATCCACGTCGCCTCGTTGCATCAGCACCGACAGGTCACGACCAACCGTTGTGTCAGGCAGGTCAGCGTCAACGAACAAACCTTTTGAATCTTCCGTCAAACGAACAGTCTTAGATTTCGTGGTACCTAACAACATTGATGAGTCATGGTTCATGTACATACGGATATTGTTGCGGGACTTCAACGACTTAGCGAATGCTCCAGGCATAATGCGCTCAATGAATGGGAGAGGTTCTGAATCAGAGTTGAATACCGCAGCATAACCAGAGAAGCTCATCCCGTTGCCTGATGCAGCTGCACGAAGTTCAAACTGGTTGAATGTGATTCGTCTTGTTTCAATCTGTTCACTCATGCTGTAAATACTAACAACATCAGAGTCAGCGCTTCGAGTAGACCTCGGATGATCCTTTGGAAGAAGGTCGTTGTCACCAACATAGGCATCGTTCTCAGGTCTGCCGTTACGCAACAAATACAGGAACGCATTGACTCTTGCGTAAGACCATTGGTCACGGGTTACGCCTGGACGATGCGAAGTTGAATACGCCCCAGCACCACGACGGAACACGGTACGCAACATCCCAACCGTCGCACGTTTGCCAGGGTTGTCACCAACATTGTCGTTGTGTTCTTTAGCCTTGTTTGCTAATCCTGTTTCAATAGCATCGGTTAGTTCAATCGTTCCTGCACCAGCAGGAGCTTTAGCCGAACCAGCAGGATTCTTATCTGAACCCGTGATTTGATCCTTCTTCGGTGCCGGAGCATCAGCACGCTCATCTTTAATCTGTTCGGCTTTACCAGCAAACCAGTCCATCGCAGGCTGAGGGTTCAACGGGTTGATTCCCCACAGGTAGAAGGCCACCGCGCCAGCACCAGGGAACTCCTCATCGTCAGGGTTGGAGTTCTTTGGTGCATCTAAATCAACCATGTGACGTGCAGCCCAAGCATTTGAGCGAATCACTTTGTCTTCTGTGATCCGACCAGCAGCCATCTCACGAGCTTCACGAACTGTTGAAGCAACAATTCCCGCACCCGCCAACTTCTTCCCGTAATAATCCAAGCCTTTACGCGCAGCCGATTTGATGTATTCAGGCAAGTCAAGATTGACCTCACGAAATTCATCCTCGTCTTCATGCTCGTACTCTTCTTCATGGTGAGGTTGCCAAGCGTTGCAGTAGAACCCTGCGTTGACATACGCATCCCACTTCGTACAGTAAGCACGAATCTCATCACCTTCGCCTTCAACCATGTCTTCGTTGTAAAACAAACAGTTCCCACAGGCACGACCTTCAGGCACATCTTCTGCCAATGCGGGACGATAGTTATCTGGCAATGCACGTTCCCCACCTGGTTCCATCTCCTCAGCAATCGACACAGCGACCATCTGGTCAATCGCATCCTGCTTCGTTTGATGGCAACCAATGACTTCGCCGTCGTCTTTTTCCACAGCCCAACCAGCACAGTCAGCGTTCTTATCAGAAATGAAATATGGCATCAGACAGGCTCCGTCAACCAAGAAATAATGTGACCGTTTTTAGTTGAAACAGCGTAAAGCAAATCTGTTGGTGAAACCGTCAACTGCAACATCACACCTTTATCCAACTTCAAACCATCCGTGATAGTCACAGCAGAACCACCAATATAAACAGCGTCCGTGTTGTCGTTGTTATGAATCATCAGACGGTACGGGTTCCCACCATTGGCACCAATCAACACGCCGTCAATGACAGTCGCAGCGGTGCCGATAGAAGTTTGCCCAGAATAGAACGCCATCAGTCAACCTGATAAGCCGAAGGTGGGTCTAAAGGTGCGACAGTAGAAATCTGTTGCAACTGACTCGAAGGCAAACCAGTATGACCAATCGCAGGCAACCCAACCGCAGCCAACACCTCAGCCGGATCAAACCCAGTCAAAATCAAACGCTGAGCAATCTCAGCCTTGGACTGCATCTCAGCCAAGTTCGCTGCATTGATGTCCACGTTGGCTAGTGGCACACGGTACGAGTCACCACCATCAACAGGAGCCATGTCCTCAAGACGATGAATGTCGTTGATTGACAAGAAGCCAGACTGCAATCCTGTTGAGAACGCTGTGTATCGTGACGCTTGGTCACCGCGCAACAACCCATCGACGTTGAACTTCATGAACGCACGACCATCAAGCAAACGGGAATATCCTTCTTCAATCTTTTCGATGTACGGCCTGAGCGTGTGGGTCACATACTGGATGCCGTTCTGTTCAACCGAGGCATACGACATCGCACCAGGCTGAGTCACACCAAGCATGCTCGGAGGCACACGGAAGATACGGGCAATTTCTTCTACAGCGAAACGACGTGACTCTAGGAACTGTGCGGAATCATTGTCAACGGTTGTCTTCGTGAACTTTGC